ATGAAACAAGAATATGGACTGCTAGATACCCACAACTAAAAAACAACTATGGAGATAGACTTGCTCCTAAAATACAAAAAGAACTCTTAGAAGGGCTTGTAAAGCCTAATGATCCTGTAGACCCTATAAGGTTCTCAGCACAGGATTTGATGGAACGTGAAGCTTCCTATGGGCGTTCTGGCTTTAATCTACAGTTTCAACTAGATACAACCCTTTCAGATCAAGATAGATACCCTTTAAAAATAAACGACCTAGTAATTGCTTCTGTAAATAAAGAATTTGCACCAGAAAAAATAATTTGGTCTAATAATCCCGAATATGTAATCACCGATCTTCAATGTGTAGGATTCAATGGCGATAGATTCTACCGACCAGCCCAAGAATTTGGTGACTTCATAGAATATACAGGGTCAGTTATGTTCGTTGACCCATCAGGAAAAGGTAAGGATCAAACCGCTATAAGCTGCGTTAAGATGCTTAACGGTAATTTATACGTCACAGAGTGTTTAGGACTGTCTGGGGGTTATACAGACCCTGTTCTGGATAAAATATCAAGACTAGCTAAGGAAAATAATATTAATACTATCCTCATTGAACAAAACTTCGGTGGTGGTATGTTTGCTGAACTACTAAAACCCTTCATATCACGCATACACCCTTGCAAAATTGAAGACATTAGAAATAACAAGACCAAAGAACTACGCATAATCGACACCCTAGAACCTGTAATGAACTCTCACAGGCTCATAATTGACCGCAAAGTGATAGAAAAAGACTTTCGTTCTAACCCTCAAGAGACACCAGAAAGAAGACTTAAGCTTCAACTCGTCTACCAACTATCTCGTATCTCTCGTCATAGGGGTTCTCTAGTACATGATGACCTTGTTGACTCCCTTGCAGGTGCAGTTGCTTACTGGACAGAATATATGGCTCAAAATGAAGACCTAAACATATCCAAAAGAAAAGAAGAATTACTATCAATACATACAGATCATTGGAATGACCTAATGAACAACACCATTTCTCAAACTGCTATGGGTATGACCCCTCAACAAATAAGAAATACTAACGTTTCAGATCAAGGTTTTATCAAGGATTTCTATTAGGGACCACTATAGGAGAAAGAATAACATCTACTCACTAAGATTACACTAAGAATATACTTAGGATTGCACTAGGGGGGAGGATCCTTGATCTGCTGCTGCATGATTCTTACCCAAAAAAATTTAGAAGCAAAAATTTGAAGGGGTTACGCATATATACAGATTGCAATTTTACCCATAGCCAACAAAAAAAATAGAAAAAATAAAGGTTATATTTAGTAAAACCATTGATATAACTAAGATCTTATAATATATCTTATATTATTTGCTGGTATTTCCTAGATTTGGCTTAATTTCTAGGTCTTTATATCTTTTTATTATCGATAGACTAGGTATTGTTACAGAATGTTAAGTTGGATTTCATTAGTGATACCAAGGGATAACAGAGAAAGTTCTATTGGAGCCTACCAATTGGCAACAGTATATGTCATGATGTCTACATCGGATTCAAACCGATTAAACCAAACTAAGAACCACACTATGACAACAACAATTAAAGTATCTACAAGATCAGCTTATGGTCAGACTTATGTAGATGTTATTGATGACAAACAACGAGGTGCTTTGCAATCTTTGACAGGCAACAGCACATTAACTCAAAACAATATTAACTCTTTGAAAGTCCTTGGCTTTAACTTTGAGTTAGTACAAGACAAACCACAAGACATCAATTTTTAATTATGTACACTTATAAAATTATTTATCATTGTTCAGACTTTGAGCAACCACTAGAATACCTTTATAAAGGTACAACCTTAATGAACGCTATAAACCACGCTAATGAGTTTATAGATTTCATGACACGAAACAACATAGGTAGCTTTTACGAGCTAATAACTGTAGTGGACGGATAACGATTCCTTAAAGCTTACTTAGTAGGCTTTAAAGAGTCCTTAAGACTCTACAACCCAAACAACCCAAACAGAACCATGATTAAAACAAAAACTTTCAGAGAGAATCTAGAGACTCTTTACAATTCACTAGAGAGAAAGGAAAGGGAACTTAATAAAGTTTCTAGTATTTCTTTTTATTGTCTTAAGGAGAATCTAGAGAATAAAGAAGAGATTCAAAGATTTATTGAATTACTACATAATGGCGAACTACCGAATGATTGGCGTTATAATATTATTCATTCTTTATTAGATAGTCTTTTACATAATTATGACGTTAACAATGAAAATGAAGCCTATGAACATATAGACATTATTTCAGATTCTTTGGTTAATGTTTATAACTATGGATTAGCTAAGTGGTTATGTGAAGACGTGTCTAGAGGTTACTTTGATAGCTCTTCTGAAATAAGTTCTATATATGATGTTAATTATTCTGAAAGTATTTATGGAGTAATTATGAAGCGACAGTATGAAGAGATTTATACAATGGCTTCTAAAATAGTTGACTATTGTTCTTAGATTCTTTCTTAGAGGGCTTTCTAGCCCTCTCTGAAAGGCTCAAAACCTTTCTTAATAAACTTACCTTTTAGGAACCACAAATGAAACACCCTCAACAAGAATTTATAGATTATGTCTTTGATTTTTATGGCAAAGATGGCGTCTATGATATGCAAGCAACCAAAAAACAAATTGCAACTGCTACAAACATCAGGCTTAAAAGTCTTAAATATGTTAAGACACCTTTTGAAGCTGATACAGTTGATAGAGAAATCGTAAGAGACATTTTAATTGAAAAATTTGCTCTTAAATTTCCTGAAGGAAATTATGCATTAAATGAAAACGGACTTGAAAAAAAGTATCATTAGATTCTTTTAAATTCCGTAGCCGAAATTTTGCCAACTTATTTCTTAAAAAAATAGGTTGGCTTTTTTCTTTTTTATTGTCTTTTTTAATAAAACAACCTAATAAATTCCGTAGCCAAAAGTTATTTTTGTAAGTCCTGTAATAATTAGGTTGACTTTTTATATATACTTAGGCATACTTACATATAGGTATTTCAAATACCATAAACCAAACTACAGGAGCCACAAGCCTTGACAACACAAAAAGAATACGATTCTAAAAATCGTTTAAAAACAATCACAGTACGTCTTGATGATGCTACTGATTTACGTTGTACTTTTGAGTACAGAAATAACTTTTGTCATACCAGAGTGTATGACGATTGGAAGCGAGACAAAGGAGGTATCGCAACTTTGATCTGTCAACGTGACCCACAAAAGGGTTTAGTTGATGCCATGAATCACATTAAATCTTTTGAGAAAAGAAATATTCTCAGAGGAATTATTTGTGATCTAGTGTAGGAGTTATTAATGACTAGATCAAAAACCGCTACTCTCTTTGAGCTTGATTGCATACTGCATAGGGCTGCAAAGCTTACCGATAGAAACTTTACTATCTTTCCGCCCTCTGATTCAGAGGGCAATCTTTTAGTAGATGAAACTATTGAGTACTACAAAAAAGAAATCATCAAAACTATTAACCAAATCAAAACGGAGGAGGTATGAACTTTATGGAAGAGATCAACAAAGAAACTCAGGCCATGCTGAAACAAATCACCATTAGAAAAGCTGAGAAGAAAGCCAACGCAAACAAGCGGATAGCTGAACTAAAAAAACTTATCAAGTTTTGGGAGCAAGATTTATGAAATTAAATTTAGACCTACCAAAAGACAGGTGGGATTTTATAGAAAGACAAGTCAATCATTTAAAAAAAGATTCAGAAACTTTTACTTTATTTTGTAATGCCATAGAATCTTTATCTTTCGAGGAATCTTGGTCACAAAAAATCTTTCAATGTTTAACTTCAAATGGTAAAAATCCATTTAAGTTTCCAACAACAACTGAGTTGGAAGATTGTACTTATGGTTCAGCCATTGTAAAACAATGCGAATTGTCTGGCACTAAATGGCGATCATTAGAAAAAGAATATTATCAATTCTTATTAGATCATTATTCAATGGAAAAGAAATGA